GCAGGTACAGCATTTTTGATTCGATACTATGACCCCCATGGATAAAATTGACTGGGATATGATCCCCTTGACTAAAGATGAACAAGAGTGTATAAGAGTGTGTTTATCTAACGCACCTATACCCTATGACATCAGATTTAAAAAGATTCCAAAACAACTATTAGAAAAGATGGGTGAACCAACTCCTTTACATGGAGAGCCTTTACCTTTGATTGAATGTGACCTTACCAAATATGAAAAATAAAATGAATTGTTGGCACTGTGGTAGTGAATTGATCTGGGGAGCAGATCACGATATGGAAGACATAAATGATGGAGAAGAATCTGAATTTGATTTCTATTCAACATTCTCATGTTCTACTTGTCATTCTTATGTGGAAGTTTTTCACTATGCTAAGGGCGACAGCAACAACACCCTTATACGGCAGATAAAGAAATGAATCTTTGGAAGAACTGGAAAGAGGCTGTATGGGAAACATTCCCCGACCTCGAATATCAAAACACATGGGCAGAGTGGGAAGGCAAAGGCACTAACCTCACGGCTAAGATCTATAAGAATGAGCACTTCATCAAGTCTAGAGAGGTAGACATATGGAGTGACAAGACACACGTATATAATACGATCATCTATCCTAAGACTGGAGCAAATCTACCTTGCTTTGGTATGGATCTCATGGGGTTCACACAGAAGAGAGTCATCATAGTTTTTGACTTCCAACACCCTACAGAGAAGTATCTCTTTGGTGTAGATGATCTACCTAAGTGTGATAAGGACTACCGTTTCTTTGAACGTGGTAATCACTTCTCAGAGAACATATATGTCAGGTATTGCCCGATGGAAGAGGTTGATGAGCACCTCGACACATTCAAGAAATACTTGACAAAATACAAAGAGATGATAGAATTAAATCAACCGAAAGGGACAGACACTAACATCTATAAGGACTTCGATACTTATATGACTAGATTGGATCCAGTGGGTCCTTACTTAGCACAAAAGTTTGGCAAGGAAAAGTCTGAAAGCCTTGTCAACGACTTTCTTTTCTGCTATAAATAGAACGTACGACTATACAGTACAATACACACAATATGGAGAATACACATGTCTTTTGCTTCACTTAAGAAGTCCAATTATACTGACTTGCTTTCTAAAGCAGAGTCACTTAACAAGACTGAAGTCAGAGGTGCCGATGAGCGTCTTTGGAAACCAGAAGTAGACAAAGCGGGCAATGGTTACGCAGTAATCAGGTTCCTACCCGCACCCGATGGAGAAGACCTTCCTTGGGCACAAGTTTGGAGTCATGCCTTCCAAGGTCCTGGTGGATGGTACATCGAGAACTCTCTCACAACTTTAGGCAAAAAAGATCCTGTTTCAGACCTAAACAGAACTCTATGGAATAGTGGACAAGACTCTGACAAAGAGATTGCTCGTAAGCAAAAGCGTAAGCTTTCTTACTATGCTAACATCTATGTTGTACAGGATCCTGCTAATCCATCAAACGAAGGAAGAGTATTCCTTTACAAGTTTGGAAAGAAAATCTTTGACAAACTTACAGAAGCAATGCAACCAGCATTTGCTGACGAGACACCTATCAACCCATTCGATTTCTGGAAGGGTGCTGACTTCAAGGTGAAGATCAGAAAGGTAGAAGGTTACTGGAACTATGACAAGTCTGAGTTTGCTGAACCAAGCACACTTAAGAACTTTAATGATACAGAGTTAGAGACACTCTGGAAGCAACAGTACAGTCTTGCTGATTTTACAACTGCTGATAAGTTTAAAACCTTTGAAGAGTTACAGACTAGATTGAACACTGTTCTTAATCCAAACACACCTCCTCGTCAAACTGAGATAGAGGATTTAGAAGACCAAAGTGAAGGTCTTTATAAAGATGTAGCAGCACAGAGTGCTCCTGCGTTTAAGTCGGCACCTGCTCCTGCTACAGAAGAAGATGATGCCTTATCCTACTTTGCTAAACTTGCTAACGAATAACTATGAAGATCTTTATTGATTCCGCTGACGTATGGGCGATTAAAGACGCATACGAAACAGGTCTTATTGATGGTGTAACAACCAACCCTACCCTTATTATGAAGAGTGGCAGACACCCAGAACAGGTGTATCAAAAACTCAAAGACATGGGAATCAGTGATATCTCTATGGAAGTCGTAGGCAATGCCGAAGCTATGATCTCTGAAGGTCGTAGACTGAAAGCAAAGTTTGGTGACTGTGCTACAATCAAGGTTCCGTGTACACCAGACGGACTCCTTGCTTGTCGTGCTTTATCAAAAGAATTAATTAGAGTAAACGTAACATTAATATTCAGTACAGCACAAGCAATCCTCGCTGCTAAAGCGGGAGCAACTTATGTGTCTCCTTTTGTTGGTAGACTTGAAGATAACTCTCACTCAGGTGTTGAAGTTACTAGATCTATTGTCGATGTGTACAAGAGACACAACATACATACTGAAGTCCTAGCAGCATCTATTCGTGACGTTGCTAAGGTTACACTAGCATTCTGGAACGGTGCTCACATCTGTACCATTCCTCCTACGGTATTCGAGAAGATGTACAACCATGTGTTAACAGACGCAGGATTAAAAATCTTCGATGAAGACCACAAAACCACCTTCCCTACTGAAAGAGTCGGTGGCGATATGGATGAACTAGATGATATAACTTATCCTCCGATCACTGGAACGGATGATGGGTTTACTTATACTATTAATACGGACAACCCACTTGAGGGTATTGACTTCGATGACTATGATGATCCTAGGATAGGATTTATTCCTTAGTCTATTTTAATTTCAGTTCTAGACTGACCTAAAACTAAAGACCCACCCGCATGTAAAGACGCAGTGTATAAATCCACGAACTCTTTAATGTAGGTGGGTTTTATTAATTGTATTTTTTCTTTCTCACTATTCAATCTCTCTTCATATTGATAGTACGTCACTGCTGACACTGGGTTAACAGTAACACCTGCTGACGCAGTACCATCATAGTATGTGATCTGAAAATTACTTGGAACTCTTTTACCTGCTTCAACAATCTTACGTTGTAAAGCATCAACTACTTCAGTTGTTTCATACATCATAACAGCATCAGGATTATCATACTTATCATATACATACTCTCTCAATGATGTAGAAGTACGTGGCCACTGTTCATGGTAGTTAGTTATATCATTCGCAATCATGATAGTCCAACCATAATCTACTCTCTCATAGTAATTAAATGAGATAGACTCTGGTGTGTCTCCTGCCTTAATGAATATGGTATCAAATAACACAACAGATGAAAGATAGTCATCTCTTATGTCATTTCTTCTCCATAAATTTTTCGCAGTATAAACCTTCGGATCTAAAATTTGATCCGTGTAGTTGTATATTACGTTGGGTGATCTCTCGAATAAACTCATTAGAATGTACCTGTTTCTAGATCTGATTGAGTAAGTACAGTTGTCTCTGTAAATGATAGGTTAACTGTCTGTAGTGGTAACTTACCATCTTTGGTAGTTACAAAATTATTACTAGGAGTAGAGTTAACTGATAGTGAAGTCAAAGCACATAGCTTAGATCTTGGCATCATTGGATGAGGTATACCACTCTGTATTAACTTACCATCCTCGTCTACAGCACCGAACCATGGTTCTAACATAAAGATGTCTGGGAAACCTAGAACACCACCTGTACCTTTGGCAGTTGTTGTTGGATGCATCCCTGTCTTAAATCCATTGATAATTCTGTCTATATCTTCAGCCTCGTTCTCATCACGAGCAAAGAACTCAAAAGATAGAGTAAATGATCTGGGATTCATTCTACTGAACATAGTAATAGCATTTTCATTAGGTGCTAATCCTGCTAGTCCTAAAATATTATTTGATGATAAACTATCAGTTGAACCTAAAGGGTTAGTCGCTCCTTTAAAAGCAGCACCTAGAACTGAAGACGCATTCAGTCCCGAACCACCACCTAGAGCACCTAAGAATTCTCCACTCGTTGCTCCAACTAATTGACCTGCTACATTTAGAGCTGCTGAACCAGCACCAGTCAATGCCATCTGACCTAGAGCAGCAGGAGAATCTAACAGTCTAGCCATGGTTCCTAGTCTAAACTTATTACTCCAGTCTGCACCATACTCATATTGAAATTCATTAGGCATTGGTAGGAAGTACACACTGGATACAGCGTCCTTAGATTCCACTGCCTTATTTTTTATATCTGCTAACTCCTCTGCTGATCTTATTTCAGTTCCGTCTCTGAATTTCCTAGGAAATTCAATATTACTATAGTCTCCAGCTTTAACTTTCTTAGCTTTATCACTCGCTTTTTTAGCACCACTTCTACCTTGACCTGATCCTGATCTTAGTTGATCCTTAGCTAATGCTTCGATATTCTTTTCAAATGCTTCCTTATCACCAGCACCTGTTGAAAAGTTTCCATAGGTAAACTTTACAGTACCAGCAACCATATTCTTAGCTCCTGTTACTAGAGCATTGCCACCAATAGCCGCTTCAGGACCTTGCATCCCGTTTTCTCTTGCTCTCTTGAGACCTTCATGGTACTCAAAGCGAGTGATCTTCATGTATGAAGCAAGAGGTATTGTTTGTAATCCTCTAGGATATGCTTTCTGCTCTCCTCTTAGGACTCTATTGCCAGCCATTATCTGTTTGTATGAAAATGTTCTAAAGGTAGTTGACTCATTGCCTGCATATCTTCCTCTGGTATCTCGAAAAATATGTTGTCGGCATTCTTAGGTATGTAGTAGCGAAGTGTCTCCATAGGAGCTTCCTCTCTATTTAGTGACCCAAGACGAGCTTTTGCTCTTAGGAAGTGAATGTTCATGCCTA